TCGGCCCCGGGCTCGCCCTGTTGGCCGTTGCTAGTCTTCCGCGGCCGAAGGATAACAACGGCCAACAGGGCGAGCCCGGGGCCGAGCTGAGAAAGGCCACTTGGGTGACCTTGCATTCTGGCGTAGCCGGCTACAATCAGAGCGCCTTCACCGATAAGATCGCTGAAGTCTCCGTGACCAACCCTATCGGCAACATTAACAGCATCTCTGACGAAGCAGGCGTCCTGCCCCTGGTCTACGGCAACCGCGTCAAGCAGATGCCCGCCATGGTCCGCTACCGCATGCGCAAGCCGGTCAACAAATTTAACAACAAATAACCCATGGGCACACGTTCTATTCGCCACGTTGTCGAGGCCACTCTCGCAACCTATCTCTCAACGCAGACTGGGCTGACCACCGTTCAGTTTCTGACGGGCGACAGCAACGTGACGCAGACCCTGCCCAAGGCCGTGGTCCTCTGCGACTCGGCTTCCCCTCCTGCCGATTTGCCCGAAGGCCTCGGCAACTTCAGCTGCTCGGTCCGCATCACCCTATTCTCGAACGCCGACGACACGACCCTCGCCGATCACCGCCTCCGCTGCGCTGCCCTCTCCGGCAATATGAACGACGTGGCCTCCATCCAGGCGGCCTTTGCGGCCACCGGCGACGCGACCTGCTATGACGTGACCCCTAGGTCCGAAGACGAAGGCATCGACGAGCGCTCCTGGGCGACCTCCTTTGCCTATGACGTACTCACGGTTCTTCCGCCCGTGTAAGGGTTGCCAATTAGAGCAGGTTTAAGATGTGCGCCGCTGTAAATACCGGAACTGTTTGCCTCTACGGAATTGGCTCAGGCCAACAGGCCTCACTTTTCGTGCAGTCCTATACCGTCTCCTCTGGCTTCAACAACACCGGCATGGTGGTCGACGAGACTGGCCGCACCATCACGGCTCGCTATGACGACCGCCGCTCTGAGATCACCGTCGAGGGCGTGGCAAACGCGACCAACATTCCTGCCCTTGGCGCAACTCTTTCTTTCACGGTCAAGACCGCCTCGGCCTATCCGGCTGGCGCGGCTTCGGTAAGCTTCTCGGGAGTCATCACAAAGGTCGACGACCGCGGCAGCTCGAAAGGTTTCGTTACAGTCTCTCTGACCGCCGAGTCCTTCGAGCAGATCACCTACTGATTGACTCCCCTGTTGGTGGGGTAATCTGAAGGGGTGGACCGCCGCTTCCTAGATAGCCAGATTGACCCGGGGCCCTTCAAGTTCCTAGGACGTACGCTTTACCCCTGGTGCATTAAGTACCGGGTGCGCCTGTTGGCCTTCGACTCGCCGCTGGTGACCGGCTCCCGCGGCGTGACCCCTGCCGACCTTATCTTCGCCTGCCAAGTGTGCGCCGAAGAACCCCTGGGCGGAGTCAGCTGGGTAGACAAGCTGCGGATCGGGCGGATGACCGACAACCCCGCCAAGTTCGAGCTCATGCTCAAGGCCTTCGCCGGCTACATCCTAGTCGACCACTGGCCGAAGTTCTGGGAGCAAAGCAACAAGAAGACCGGCGGGAGCAGCTCAATGCCCTGGGCCATGAGCGTGATCGCGAACCTAATCGCAAACGGCATCGAAGAAAAGCGGGCGTGGGAAATGCCGGAGTGTCAGGCCATCTGGCTGAATGCCGCCTTCGCCATGCGTAAGGGCGTCGACGTGGCGATCATGTCGCCCGAGGAAGAGGCCTACATTGAGTCCGAACTCAAGCGCGTGGCAGATGAGGCCGTTGCCAATCCAGCAGGTTAAAGGATACCGACCATGGCTCAAGACCTCACCGTGAACATCAAGACGACCTCCGACGTGCCCCAGGCTATGGACAAGTCAAAGACTGCCGTTGTTTCATTTTCAAAGCAGATTGAGGATATTCAAAAGAAATTTAGCACTGGCTTTAAGGACATTTTCCTAGGCTTCACCGCCCCGATGGTAATCCTTCAATCGGCCATTTCTTTTATCTCTGGTGCAATCGCACAAGCAAAAGCCGACGCGCAGGCCGGTCTTGATTTGATGGCGAAGGGCAACACCATTTACGCAACCGAAGAAGAAAAGAAGCTCGCCAATTTTATCAAAGCAAAGATGGCTCGAGAAAAGGAGATGAGCGAAGTCAAAGGAGGTAAGCGAGAAATGACAGAACAGTTTTTAAAGACTCCAGAAGGCGAAGCTCTACTCGCTCAACGCAAGGCAGCCGAAGATGAACTCTATGGCGGCCGCGGCGGACGTCGTACTCGTATGTCTGGCGTCGGTGCCAGTGCTTACAACGATCCAAATGACCCGGGACTTCAGGCCGCAGCCCTAAAAGCGTTCCTTAACTCTGAAGAAGGCAAAGCCTACAAACCATTATTTGAAGACAAGGCAGCCGAACAAAAGGCCGGCTCATTCAAGGGCCCCGACGGCTTCGGCACGGTCGTCGGCGTCGGCGCTAACCCGGTCATGGAAAAGATGACCCGCCAAAACGAGCTGATGGAGGAAATTAAAATCATCCTTCAGGAGCAGTTCATCCTGAACCGCAGCGGAACCGTCCCTGCCCCCTTTACCGAACGCGTCCCGCTCACCATGCAGAAGGCAGGCCTTTCCTAATTCACCATGACCATCGTCGCTACAGGCAACAATCTCACGACCGACAAGATCCAGCCAGGCTGGACCGTCGTCACGGACGGCTTCGGTCTCGTCACGGCTTCGGCCACTTACAAGCTCGACTGGGCCGCCAGCGCCGCAGCGCTCACCGCCCGCGGTACGGCGTTCGGTCAAGCCGGCTACACTTACCTCAAGGCGCATAAGGCCAGCATCTCTTTCGACAATCTTCAGTACCAGACCGTCAAGGTGGATTACGTCGGCATTGACCCAACGGTCAACGGTGGCACCCGGACCAACCCGAACACCTCCGCGGCCAACGGACTGACCGCCGAGAACATCACGACTCACCCGAACTTCTTTACCGCGGCGACTGGCTACGGCGGCACCGCCCTAGCTGGCCTGCCGGCGGACTTTGGCGGCGCTTACAACGACTCGACCCTCGGGCCTCCCGTGACGGTCATCAGCGCAACGACTGGCAAGCCCGTCGTGGTCCCATCTTGCGAAGGCAACTACGGCGCCTGCTTCGAGACCGGCATGGGCGGCCGCTTCATCGGTTTCGTCGACCCGGATTATCCCGACATCTACGGCAAAACGCAGTACCTCGCCCGCACGACTACTTATTCGGGCGTCTGCTATTACAACAATGCCTCTTTCGTGCAGGCCCTTTATCTGCTCCTCGGCACCGCTACGGACAGCAATTCTTGGGGCGGGTCTTTCCCTCTGATCCCTTCATGGGGCCCGACCGGCCAGGGCATCTACGGCAACCAGAATCTCCTTTCTCAAATCAATGTCGAGGAATACGGCTCGCTCTTCAAAGTCATGTACGAAATCCGCTACTCGAAGGAAGGCTGGCCGCTAGACGTTTACGTCAATATCTAAGACATGAGCGTACAACCTGGCTCTGGCTACACCTTCACGTCCTCCAGCCAGGGGACGAATCTCAACATCGAGAAGCCCTGGGGTGCTTGGCCTCTGATCGGATACGGGACTGAAGAGCCATGCCCCCTCGAGACCTACAATCTGCGCCAAGTCGGTGAGGCCTACAAGTTCAACGTCTACCCGGGTATGGTCAACAGCCAGGTCGTCAGGTCAAACGACATGGTGCTTCTGACCGACGAGCCCCCGCCCGACATCGAGGCCTTTACCTCTGGGCTCACGCCCGACACCCTTGCGACTAGTTACGTTTATATCCGTTGCGGCAACACGGCTGGACCTCCGGGCGTTTATCCTTCCATCTCCGGCGAAGGCCGTCCGTCTGTGCGCGTCTTTTCCACAGCTCAGACTGACAGCGACACCTACAGCTATATCCTTATTGCGGTTTTAACTGGCCTGAAGACGACCGTACCAGAAAGCGACCCGCCAGCCTACACATACGCTTTCAACATTTATCGCATGATCGGCTGCAACTCGCTCTGGACCGAGCGCTTCAAGTGCGGTAGCACCCCGGCGGTTTACTGGTGGTCGAGCGTTTAACATGTCCCTGCCTAACCGTAAGGCGGTAGTCTACTTTGATTTGGCCGACCCAGATGGCAGCCCAAGGGGAACAGGGCTTCGAGCGTCAGGCACCGATGTGAGTGACTTCCATATGCTTACCCCACCAACGCAGCCCCCTGCCAGTCAGCAGGACTTTTATTCTTACCAGCATTGGTTTGCAAATTACCCGAATGAAATGGTCGTCAAGGTGCCGGCATACGACTTCGACGAAAACACGATCCAGCTTGGCCCGGGCGCGACCATGGAGGCTCATCTAGTTAAGCCCACCAACGCCAAAACAGAATACAACCCAGGGCCACCCCTTTACCCTGGAGGCCCATCTTACGAGCCCGTCCCCAATCCAAACGGCACAACTCAAAACTTCAACATCGATACAGGCGATCCGCTAAACTTAT